TACAACTAGCAGTGTATAACTAAAATATTTGTCCTTTAGCTACTAGGTTCTGTAGGCCAAGTAATATTATATGGATCTGATTGTGTTGGTACGTCACGTAAAGCCTGTCTATAAGTCTTCCAATCATCAGACAAGGTAAGGTCACTACTAGCTCTCCAATCTGTAGCTTGCAGCTTAAGATCTCTTAAATACCTCACATCTACCCATTTTTGAGTAATTAGAGTAGTCTGTTCTTCTGCTGTTGTGTTTTCTACTCTTACGTTATAGGCTTTACCATCTTGAACATAAGCATCCACCTTAGTTAGTTTTTGTGTTGGTGTTGTAAAACTAAGATTTTCTACAAGTTCTACTACATTATTTGCAATTAAAAAATCTGAGTTTGCTCCTGCAATACCAAAACTTGTATTAGGAAATAATTTTTGAATAGTGCCAGTGCTTTTTACAGTAGTACCATCAATGATTGCGTAGTTCATCTTAATTAAATCAGCCCTTTTTAAATATTATAATGATAAGTAATTTAATAGACAAAATAACTTGAAGGTAATGTAGTTGTGCCTGAAGAAAGACTTGAAAAATAAGTATCAATATCAGTAGTATTAGTAAGATCATATTGCGTAGGATATGCTACATGGCCAGCATTTGTTGTTGAACCATTAATTAAGTCATAACCAAAAAAGTTACCAGTGACTGTACCTACCTGTGTGTTTGAATCACTACCGTAATAACCTTTAGGAGCGAAAGTTGCAGATACACCGTTACAAGTCATACGGCAAAGAGGATTATGTTGGCTAGCCCATAGATTAGTAGTTAATGAGTTAAAGAAAAAGTGAAATGTAGGTGCGTATGCTTGTATGACAAAACCTTTTGCAGTTCCCAAACCACTTGAAAAAACAATATCTATCCAAGGCTGAGTATAAAGACTACCCCCTGAATGAGTATGTACTATACTTCTTGTTGTGTAAAGACCAGTAGTACCTGTATCGTTTGAAATACTAGCATTACCGAGTGCAGAAACATTTCCATAAGCAGTATTATATGATGAAGAATCACAAATGTATGTATTAGTTGGATAACCATTTGTACCATAAGAATAACCATTCGTATTACCCTTCGCCCACATACCAAGGCTATCTGTATCAGTGATACCAACCATAGTAATACTTCTCCCTAAAGGGCTGTCTCCACCGGTTATCGTTTGTTCGGGGAAATAACTCCAATCTGGTACTCGTGTATCACTACAGTCAAATCTTGAATCTAAATGTTCAAATCTAACAGTAGTGCTAGCTGAAGGTGTTACTCCAAAAAAACTGGCCAAGTCAGTAACTGCACTTCCACCACCCGCAGCAGCACGTAGCCTATGCGATCTCACTAACCTAAATCTCCAACAGTTGCTGCATATAATGTGCTGCCAACTTTAAATAATTCTATTGCTGTTGGTTTAGCTCCTCCTAACGTTGGAGCAGAACCTCCTACCCAAGTCATTGTAGGCCAAGTTAAAGTATAGTTAGAACTACTTGCAGTCACTATAAGCAGCAAAGATTGCCCAGTGGTTAGGCTATCAGTTGCAGTTCTATTTGCTCCTAATGTCCAAGTTTGTATCATTCCATTGATAGGATCTAAGGCTACTGAAGAAGCATCTGTTATCGCAAAAACAGTTTCAGTTATTTCCTTTTGAAAAATAACTTCACCTGTAAACGTACCACCAGCAAGCGGCATTTTTGTGGAATCTGTTTGTGCTGGTAAGTTTGTTAGGTTTGCTCCACTAATTGCTGGTAAAGTAGCTGGAAATCTTGCATCTGGAATAGTGCCAGAATCTAAATTTGAAGCATTACCTGATGTGAATCCTCCTGATGTTCCTGTTGTATCTTGATTTAAAGTATTAACAGAGAATGTAGTACCAGTAAGTGTCAAGCCAGCACCAGCAGAATATGTTGTATTGGTATCAGTTGTTTGATCTACCCAATCAAGACCACCTGATCCATCAGTTTTTAAAACTTGATTAGCATTTCCATCTGTATTAGGCAAAGTAAGGGTGTAACTTGCACCAGCAGAGTGCGGTGGTGAAGCAATTTGTACTCCGTGATTATTATTTGAGCAATTAAGCTTTATTGTCCCAACAGTTCCATTAGTTGTACCATCACCTTTGATTTCAACAACACCAGCACCATTAGGATTTAAAACTATATTTCCGTCAGTTGTACTTGTATTAATTTCATTGCTTTGTACATCTAAGTTACCACCCAGTTGTGGTGTACTATCTTGATCTAAATCTGTATTTACATCAACAAACTCTACACCATCTGCTGTTGAATTAACTTTAACTGTTTTACCTGCTGCTCCTGTGTAGTTTGTTGGAGAATCAGTAAGCCCTGTAAAAGTACTAGAACCTCCACCTCCACCTGTATCATCAGCAATAACAAATTTTGCACTTGATGCTTGATATTTAAGAATTTTATTATCAGCTACACCTGTTAGATCGACATCATTTAATGCTCCTACTGAATTAGATGAGGTTACATCTGCTCCTGTGGCTATACCAGAAAGTTTTGTTTTTTCTGCATCGGTGAAGGCGTTAGTATTTGCTTCTCCTTCATACGCTGTTTTTATTTCTGCTCCAGTTTGATCAGCAGTAGCATTGCTTTCTATTCCGTCTAATTTTGTTTTATCTGCTGCAGATTGATAACCAGCAGCAGAAGTTGTAGCATTAGCAATATTTAATTTAGATTGTGATATTGCTGCACTTGCATTTATATCAGCATTAACAATAGTTCCATCAGTAATCATTGTTGAACTTACAGTACCTGTATCTCCTGATGTAATAACTGTTCCAGTTGTATTAGGAAGAGTAATAGTATTATCTTGAGTAGGATCTGTTACTGCTAATGAAGTTTGATTATTATCTTCAGTAGTTCCTTCAAAAGATAAATTACCTTTTATAGTTTTAGTACCATCTCTTTTAACATAATCATCAACTAGTTCTTGTATTGCATGTAAGACCTGATCATTATTTTGATTTAAATCTAATGCTTTTAAAACACTTGCATCACTAAAAGAAATCCTTGCAGTATTTACTTTAGTATTTCTTTGAAAGACAATATTAGCTCCATTTGCAGGTTCGTTACCAGAGGTAAATGAGATATTAAATTTACTATCAAAAGTGTAATGAGTTGTCTCAGTTTTTAATACACCATCAACTAATACTTCAACATCAGTTCTATTTAAATAATCAAAACTAATAGTAAAAGGACCAGCAGTACCATTACCGACTACTGTATTAGAAGTAGAAGACCCAGAATTAGAAGCCATGATTAATTATAAGATATAAATTGAATTAGTTTTATTATATCTTTATTAGTTTTGTTAACAAAAATATTACCAGTATGGTTTGTAAAAGATGCAGCAGTGTTAGTAGCCATAGTTAGTTTTTATTAAAATCAACAATATTTTTGTTGTAGTTTTTAATTGTTGCTTTAGTTGTATTATCGTTTATTATTCTAAGTTTGTCTTGATATTCTGAATATATCTTACGATTTTCTGGTTTTCTAAACCATCTTTTTCTAGCTTCTTTTTTATATTTAGTTACTTCTTCTCTTATCAGACTAGCTATTTCTGCTCTTGCGTTATCTTGTATTTGCATTTTTAACCTTGCATCATCAGCATCTATATTTTGACCTAATGCGGTTTGATAAAAAGCTTTATTTTGTGGTTTATTTAATTCTTCAAACAATTTTACAATTAATCTTTTGCCATCAATTTTAGTATCAAAAGCTAAATGTTTTATATAATCTGCATATTGATCATTATCAAGTTCAATACCTGTTCCTTCTACTCCTTGTTCTCTAAAAAAGAATTTTTTAGGTGGTTGCAAAGAAATATTTAAATCGTTTATTACTGTTAAGACTAAATTATCTTTTGTATTTGTAGCTGTGAACGGATTTAAAACGTCAAAAATATCTGGACCTACACCATTAGGATATTCAATAACTGCACCTGTAAGCCAATTTCTGTCAGGTTGTAAATCAGCATTATATAAAGGTACGGTTTTAGCTAATTCATTTAAAAATGATCTTACACCTGTAAACATTTCTTCTGATCCTTTAGGATAGAAACTTGTATCTAATTTTGTTTTATCAATAGCTTTATTTACTGATCTACCAAAACTTGAGACAGGATTAACAATATTAGCAACTCTTCTTGATAGTAATGTTTGCAATTTAAATGGATTATGAATAGCTTCTGCAAACTCTGTTATACCACTTACAAATGTTCTATCTGTTAAGTTTCTTGCAATCGCTACAGTCATAGCAACTGCAAAATCATTACGTTGTTGCTGTCCTATTTGTCCTTCTATATCTGCATAATCTCCTAATAGCATAAAGATACCAGACCAAGGATCTAATCTTTTGTATGAAATATATTTATATTTTGGTTTACCACTTTTGGTCATTACCACTTCACCGTTTTTATCTCTTACTAAAAATCTAAAAGAATATGGTTGCCAACCTTCTGCTCTTTTTTGTTTCACTAATAATCTATTCTGTTCGATAACATCGCCAAACCCGACTGTATTAGGACCACCACCTGTAAAAGACACTTCTGCCATAGGATTATCAATATCCCTAGCTAAAAGAAGAGCCATTGAGGTAAAACCACCTCCTAAATACATTTCACCCCTTGCTCTAGCAGCAACACTTGGATCTGTGCTTTTTAAAGCTCTTCTATATTCACCTAATAAAGCATAATTAAAACCTGGAATAAATCTTAATTGAGTTTTAAAAATATTTATAGGAGTTCTTACAAATGGAACTATTAATCTACCAAATGGATGATTAGCAAAGTTTTGTATTGTTTTACCAAATCCATCTTGAGGTAGATCTTTTGTAAAAGTTACTTCAGCAGCATAGTCTTTTGCTTTCTTATATAAATCAGTAATACTTGGTGGTAAACCTTTGGTGCTTCCAGTATCAACAATATCAAAAACTTTATTAGATTGTTGTTCTATGTATTCTGTTAAAGCATTACCTGTCTTACCTGCCTTTACACCTTTTTCCCATGCGTCAGCTTTAACATAAGCTCTAAAATTTACTTGTTTATAAAACTCATCCTCTGTAATTAGTAATCTTGATCCAAAACTATTAATTCTTCTAAAATTATTATAAATAGATGGTAGCCAAGCATCAGCATTTGTAAAATCAACAAAAGGTTTTATAGCATTTCTAGTAAGTGCATTGCTATCAGCAAAATTTGTAACATCTTGACCATTAATATTTCTTGAAACTCTTCTTGCATCTTGAACCATAGCAGCCCTGTCTAAAACATTTTCATTAACTTTGAAAGCTTTACCTGCAACATTAAAAGCATCTCCTAAAGACTGATACATATAAATAAATTGTTTCCACCCTTTAATAAATTCTTCAGTATTAAATTCTGGTCTAAAAACTTTTTTACCAAAACTATCAGTAGCTGTAAGTTTAAATGCACCAGCAGATTGTGTTAATGGTTTTATAAGAGTATTAAGACCTGTTGATAAAATATTTACTACATGTGTAGGTGGCCCACTTAAAATTGAATTAATGTATATTTCGTTAGTAAACTCTACACCTCTTTCTATAAATCCTTTCTTAATCATTTTCTTTAAAACTTCTGGATTGCCACCTGCTATGTGTAGATATTTAGTCAATCTAGTTAATGATAAAGCTGCTTCTTCATCACCTTTTTCGACCAAATCAAATATTTTATTAAAAGTTTCATCTATCTCGTCAGCACCTGTATCTTCAATAAAATTTCTGTTTATGGAATTTATATCTTCAGTACCAGAACGGATTCCAAAATCTTGAGCAGTTGTTTTCGCATCTCTTAAACCACCAGCAGCCCTTCTTGCTCCTAAAGATTGTGATGTTAAAGATCCAACTCCTTTATTAAGATAAACAAGACCTTTTAATACTTTGGTTTCTTCTATAAAATCACTTCTTATTTCTTTTATAGCATCAAGGTTTTTAGTAACAATAGCATTATGTAAAGCTACGGATAGGTTATATACTTCTTCACCATTCTTGTTCATCATTTGATTTACAGAAATGGTTGTCGCAGGTAAATATTGTGGATTATTTATTATATTGCCTTTTCTTGTCTTTTTAAATGGACCAAATTCCTGTAAGAAAAATCTAGCAGCTTCTAATGCTTGTCCTCTTGATTGTCTTTGTGAAGCATTAAACATATCTTGTAAAGAAACAGATCTGGCCCATTGTCCAAATTCATCAGTATCTCTAAAGTATTCACTTAAATTTAATAAACTTTCTCTTAAGTTTTGTATTCCACCTCCTGTAATTTTAGGATTAAATGTAGATTCTATTTTCTCACCAACTCTTGGTGTTTGTGTTTTATCTCCAATACCTTTTCCTTTTTTAACATCTAAAGGTTTGATAAGATCTATAACCTTTTCATCTAATAATTCATTACCAGCTTGGTCTATACCTAAATCTTTAAATTTTAATCGTTGTTTTGCTTCTAAAGTTCTTAAGGCTTCTGGTGCAAGCCTTGAATTTCTAAATGCTTTAAGACCTACAGATAAACCTGTTAAAGCTTCTCCTATAACTGCACCACCAAAAGCCTTCCTAAGTCTTGCTTCTATTGGTGATATATCATCCTCTGCTTTAAATATTGATGCAGGCATTTTTAAAATATCCACAACAGGTTCTAACATACCTTCATAAGAATCAACCATGTTATAAAGATTTTGTTCAAACGGATCTTCTACAACAAAATCAGTTAAAAAACCTGCTACAAGATTTCTTGTCCAAGGATTTTTTATACCTTTAAGACCTTTAGTAAAGATACCCATAGGTAATAAAAACTGAGTAATAGCTTGAGGTATTTGATAAAAAGCTCCATCATCTTCTCTTTCAAAATTACTTGTATCAATTAAGTCGTTATTATCGTATGGATTACCAGCTAAATAATCATAAATATCATCAGCAAACTCAACAGTCTCATTTATAGCTCTTAATGGACCTGTGATAGCACCTCTTATTACTTGTGAAGTTGCTGTTTTGGTAATTTGTTTATTTGTTTCTTCTCTCTTTTTTACACCTTCATTTGCAATTCTTGATCTGTTTTCTAAAATTTCTTCAAAACTTCTTTGATTACCTAAAAATTTATTATCAAAGAAATCAACAACTTTAGCTTGTGTTTTAAATATATTCTGATCTAAATTTGGTGTAAAAGATTTTTGTTCAATTCTATCTAATAATGATTCTGTATTGCTTTTGATCTGTGTTGTGTCTAACAGAGTTTCATCTTTTTCTTCTTCATTGTTAAGAAGACTATTGATGTTGGAATCAGTCATGTTTAATCAAGAAATTGTTTGTACCTAGCGTCAGGAGCTTCTGTTCGTCCATCTTTAGAATAGACACCCCAAGCTAAATAACCATTACCTTTAAGTGCTTGTGTTTCATCAAACACTAATTTAGCAGCTATAGCATTAAGTACAGGGTCATATAGAGCTTCATTATTATCTATACCAAGTTTTGGTTGTCTGTCATTACCTAACTCCATACCTTTGTAGTTGTACATATTTATTTGAAATAGACCATAAGATGCTTCTGGATTTTTTTCTGTACCACCATAAAAAGCATTTACTTTATTAGCTGATTCAGCCATAGCGATAGCAGTCATTATTTTTGCTTGCTCTGCTGTAAAACCTGCATTAAGTAATAATTTATTTATTTGTTGTTTAGTAAGAGGTTGCTTCTTATCTACTCTTATTTTTATTTCTTTTTTTAATTTATTTAATTCAATCTCAGGTAATTTATTTTTTGTTTTTATTTCATTAGAAACGGTAGTGGGTGTATTATCATTAGAAAAAGCACGAGGTTCAAACCCTTCAGTCATTAAATTTCGTAAAGGTTCATATACTTGTGATTCTCCAAAACCAAATCCATATTGACCTGTCATTAAAAATTTAATTAAACGATCTGCTTCTGCTTTTCTTCCGAACAAATCAACACCAGTTATTTTATTTTTTTCTTCTTGAATCATATTTACTAAATTAGTAATATTTTCTTTATTTACTCCACCCATGTTTTGTAATTGATTTAAAAGTCTTTTTTGTTCGTTACCTAATGATGTATTACTAAAAAAGTCTCTTTGGTTATTGTTTTCTTTACTTGTTGGCACACCTTCTAAACCTTCAGGAATAGAATCATTTTTATCTGAATTGTCATCAACTTCTATTAAATCATTTATACCTTTAGTAAATTTATCTTTAAATTCTGTTTTTAATCTTTCATATTCAGTATTAAATTCACTTGTACCTACATTGGGATTATTTAGTCTCCATCTTCTAAATTCAGTTTTAAACTCTTCAGTTAAAATACCTTTTAGTGATGCTAAATCTTCACTTAATATTCTGCTAAATGCTTGTGCATTTTTATCATTAGATAAAATATCTTTTGAAAATTTATCAAACTCAGTAAAATATCTATTTAAAGGAGTTAAAATACCAGTATCAACAGTACCAGCAAGTTTTAATAAATTAGTAAGTCTTGTTACATTTACAGATGAAGGTGATGTTCTTGGGTCGTTAAACCATTCCATAGCTGCAATTCTTGAATCAACAAGAGTTCCATAGGTATTGTTTTGTATGTTAAATAACATCTGTGCATATCTTTCATTTGTATCACCGTCTAAAGCTGAAGCGTTTGATCCTATATTTGCTGCTCTTAAAGGATTATTTAATTTAATATTTCTCAAAAGTATATTGGCTTGTTCCGCATTGCCTTCTTCTAATAATTGTCCAAATCTCAACATATCATTATCTAATTGTTTCTCTCTGATATTCTTTATTTTTTGTATATCTCTGTTATCTTGTGCTGCACTATAAGTTTCTATGTCTACTCTTAATTTATTTTTTAAAGCTTGGTAATCTGGATGATTAGTTAAATTTAACTTGCCACCAGGTCCATAAGGAAATAAATTTGCAGATTCTAAAAGTTCTAATGCAAATTCAGCATCTCTTGTTTCATAACCTATTTCTGTTGCTTTGTTGTAAATACTTGTCAAAAGTCTTTTATTTAAATTTGATCTTTGTTCTTGTGTCAATCCAAGTTTATTAATATCACTTTCATAACCTTTAATTCCATTCATAAGCAAAAGAAAAGTATTTTTATTTAAGTCATCAGAGTCAGGATCTAAAGTAGCAAAGGTTAAAACTTGATTACCTAATTCAACAGCTTGCGATTCTAAATTTTGTAATTGAAGTTTTTGGTTTTCTGATAAAGCAAATTGATTTATTTTTTGTTTTGCATTTATTAAATATGGTAAAAATTTTCTATTAAAAGTATCTTCATCTAAATTACCTACAGCATCAACAACTTGATTTATTTCATTGTTTTCCCAATTTTGATATTCAGCAGAATTAATATCAAACGTTGATAATGGTGATCCATTTATTAAAGTACTTTTGTAAGAATTTTTTAATCTTGTTTCTAAAGTGCTTCCTAGTATTTGTGCTTTACTTCTTCTAAAAGCTCTATCATAAAAAATATTACCACCTATTAATTTGTTTGATTTTAATATTTTTCTTGTAGCTTCAAAATCATTTATATCTCCATCTAAAGCATCATTTACAGCTTTTTGTGCTTCTTTTTCTGCTTCTTGTTCAATCTTAGTACCAATAAACTTCTGAAGATTAGGATTTACAGCAGCAAGTGTTTCAGCTAAAGACTCAATACCAGTTTTAGGTTGAACACTAGGGGGAGCTACAAAAGTATCTACAGGTCTTGCAGAGGATTGAAAAGCTGTGCTTTGAAAACTAGATGTCATTAGAAGTTTGCGAGTTCACCGTAAGTTGATAAGCCTTGAGTAGCTACATTCAGTAAGGTGCTACCAAGTGAAGGTATCTTGTTATATGCTTGGTTTATATTACTCTGTAGTTGATTTCTTCTGTCATCTCTTTGTGCTACAAGACCTTCAGTATTCCTTGTATATTGTCTTCTTGCTGATTCAAGTGATTGGTTTATAGATTCTCTAAAGTTTGCAACTTGTCTTTCTTGATCACGTAATAATAAACCAACAGTAAGACCTGCTCTTTCACTTGCCCTTAAACGACCCTGTGACTGTAATCCTCTAAGGGATGCTGCTAATTTCTCTTGTGCTTTTGATGCTTCTGTTTCTTTTAACTGTGCTCCCAAGGCTTCTTGTTGCCTAGCAAAAGCTTGTTCTGCTGATCTGTTTCCTATTAATGCTGCTTGATATGCTCGCCTTGCTGCTGCTTGTTTAGCTGATCTACCTGCTAAACCAGTAACTGCGTTAAGACCTAAAGATCCAAGAAACAAATTACTGGCAGCACCACCTAAACCTAAAATACCTGGTCCAGCAGCAGCAAATACACACATCTATGCAATCCTCACAAATTCGTAGAATGGTTTTTCTTGATCTCCATACTTTTCATAATAGTTCACAAATGTAAATCCCAAAGCTTTTAA